CCAAAGCCAGCGAGCTTCTTTCGTGCGTTGTCAATGTTCAGCGCACGGTCGATGCCGCCCTGGATGGCCATACCAGCAACCGCGGCAATTCCCGCCTGCCCTACGCCAATCAGTGAGCTCGTAATTTGCTGGGTGTTAGTACGCACGGCGTTCCAGGCGCCAGACAGTCCATTTTTAGCTGTGTTGGCAATGTTTGAAAAAACGCTCTGCGCTTTACTGCGTATAGCTGCAAACGATGACTGCACGCTGTCGGACGCGCCATCCATATTGCTGCCGATAGACTTCGACACGTTCTGCGCCTTGTTCTGGATCTGGCTGAGCGAAGACTGCGCCTTATTTACGCCATCAACAAAGCCATCGGCGTTAACGGTGAACTTTGCGGAGAGTGTATAGTCACTTGCCATATATACCTCCTCTCATGTTTATTTCTGTTGATTTGATAGAGCCTTCTCAAGCGCGGCCATTTTGTCGCGCGCTTCTTTCGCGCTCATGGTCTTTCTGTCAGGCTTGTTTGCTTCAACCCACAGAAGCTCAGGCTCTTCGCTCTTCTTCTTGTAACCATTGGCGAGCGCGTTCGCGATTGCTTCGTTGAGAAGCATCTGGTCATACGCGACGCGGTCATGCTCAGCTACTTGAAGAAGGGCAATCTGAGCCGTTGTGAGCCTGTTAAACTCGTCCGGCGTCCATCCAAAGCGAACAGCCGCCCACGCCCACATTGCGTCGCGCTCATAGCCTGTCAGTGGCTTCTGCGGCGCCTCTTGTGGTTGGGTGGCTTGTTGTTTGTTTGTGGACGGTCTGACCCAGCGCGGACTCTTCAGATCTATCGGAATAAAAAACCGCAGTCCTTCATGAGTGAGTCGCTTACGGCTTCAATCATCTGAGCGTAGCCGTGCTCCTGCAGGTACTTTCCAGCAAGCTCGATGGCCTGTGTTGGGTTGACCCATGCACTTTGGCCACTCTCACGGATGCCATAGGCGAAGAGAGTCTTAGTCTCACGCAGAGTTGGCTGAGCGGTGAATACGGAAATAATGCTTTTGTTTCCCATCGCACTCTCAGCCATCTCCACACGCTTCTCCGCGTAGAGAAGCTCGTATGTAGTACCGTCAACCTCGAAGGTAAAATCTGCCATTTCTTACTCCTTAACTAATAAAAAAGGGGCAGCCGAAGCTACCCCGTGAGTTGTGTTTGTGGACGCTTATCGTCCTGTTGGCTTGGTGATTGCCTTAGCCTTGGCGGCTGCGTCAATGTCAAACCACGTCCACTTGCCTGTACCTGTGAGAGATACAGACGCGGTGCGTACATCGTCGGTTGGCGAGTCAGCCTCGTACTTGGTAACGATGACAGCGCCGCCACCGATTGGCGTGAAGTCTGTATTGTCCAAAAACTCCTTGACGCACAGAATAGTGCCATCGGCAAGTGCCTGGCGGAACAGTTTATCGCTCTCAGCGTCCTTCACGGCCACTGTATCAACGGAAACCTCGAAGGAACGGGTGGATGCGCGGTTAACCTTCCACGCACCTCGAGAAGACTTCGTGGAGACGCTCGTAGTATCAGCGGAAAGCGATACCTTGTGAGACTTCTCGCCAGCGATTGCGAGAAGCTTAGAGCCGTCCGCACTGAATACGCCGAGAAGTACCTCTGCGCCGTTTACAGCGTTCACGCCGCCGGCAGAGACGTCACAATATGCACCACTATCGAATGCAGTTGAATCTGGCATAGTAATGCCCCTTTCTATTTAATAATCAGACCATAGGAGACGACCACTTCAAACGGCACAACCGCGTGCCATTCTCCTGTTTCGTCTCGCTTGATTGTGTTTAGACCGTTATCCGTTTGACGGATGACCTGGAACGGACAAGCCAAACTAATTGGCTGGCTCATGGCTTCTTCTAAAGCCGTCACCATCTTGAATATCTCCTCGCGCGTCTTAGACGGCTTGGAGATTGCGTGCAGCTCGATGGTGTAAACGTCCAGCCACATTGTTTTTGTTTTGTCCGGACGAACTGAGAGTGCGCCGACGGAATAAAGAGGAGAGGGTTCTTTATTCGCGTCGGTCACACATTTAACGCCCGTGCCTTCTTTGACACGTGCCACAACCGCCGCGACAAAGTCGTCGAGCGGGAGTCGCCTTAATGCTTGCCTCATAAGCCCTTACTCCTTAGATACTCACCGCACCGCTTCTTCAGAACAGCGCGCGCCGCCTTGATCTCCGTAGCGAAGAAGTGCTGGCCTTCCACAAATGGTGCCTTTAAGCGCTTGCCAAGCTTCGGAACGTACTGGCCAACGTTTTGACGATGGCCATACTCAACGTGCGGAGCGTACTCGCCTGTATAGCCAATCTCTCCTTCGCCACCTTTGACACTTTGGCGAATGGATCCAATCAACTCGCCCGTGTCTCTCGGTGTGGTTGCGCGTAGGTCTTCGGCTATCTCATTCACGGTGCGCTTCATAACAATCTCAGGCTTGATGTTTGCAAGCTCCTTCAGTGCGTCGCCAAGTCCGCCATCGTCAAACTGTAGGCGAACACTAGGCATATGCATCACCTTTTAGCTTCTTCAGTGACAGAACGCGACGGCGTCCGAAGTCACTCACATGGATGACCTCGAAGACGTCACCAGCGTCAATCACGGGAAAGCGTACAAGAGACGCGCGGAGGGCAAGCTCGGCGGGAACTGTCGTGATAAGCGTCAAGTCACACGCCGCGTAATCGTTGCCTTCGTTTGCCGTCTCTACAAGCGATGCAGGGCATACCCTCGCCCGGGTGGTTGTTATCACCCGGCGCGAGAGCACGCGGTTTCCTAGCTTGTCGCGCGCGTCAGTGTCCGCGAGCTCAATCAACTCGCACATCCGCCACTTCATACGAACCTTACCTTTGGGAACTGCAGAGCGGCGGTATTGTCCGCCCTAGCAATCTCCGCCAAGGCGGAAAGCTCCGCGGCGTACTCGGCGAGCAAATCGTCCACAAACTGAAGGGACATAGTTCCGCCCTGCCCCTCCGCCTCCTGCGTGATACCTTCATCGAATCGGCGATTCACCGCTTTGACGGTCGCATCGACCACAAGGGACTCGGCTGCAGTTGGTAGCGTGGATACACCAACGCGCAAACAGATGCGGTCCGTGAGCGTATGCGTGACCTCTTCCAGCCACTTATCGCTCGGCTTATCCTCTACCGCTTCGAGTCGTGTTTTGACGCGATCTAATACGCTCATACGCTCACCTCCTTATCCGTGAATTAGACGGTTGCCTTAATCTCAGCCTTGACAACGCCGTCGGTAATCTCTGGGAAGATCTTGACGCCAGACATAACCAAGGTGTCGCAGGTTGCGTTATCGGTGTTGATATTGTGGGTAATACCAACGAAGCCGGTAGCGTCGGAGGTCAGTCCGAAAGTGGAAGCAAGGTCAGAACCGTTTGCTGGGATATATGCCAGGTTGAGGTTCATAGCTGCAGTACCAAAGAGAGTACCTGCCCTAACCGCGGAAGAGGTGATTGCGGTACCCAGGCCAAGGAAGTCCTTGAGATAAGTGATGCCTGCAGCGTTCTGGGTGGTTACGGTTGCGGTGCCAAGATAGTCAGCCACATCAAGAGGATTGACGAAGAAGACGAATGGGTTGGCTGCGTCAGTGTCGAATCCGTCATAGCCCTCGAACTTAGCGGTCAGAGTTGCCCAGAGGTTAGCCATAGCTGCCTGAAGGGTCTTGCCCTGCTTTGCTGCTGCAGTGGTGGTGGAGACGCTTGTAATCAGGTCGTTTCTGATGCCGCTCTGAATGGTGCCAATAAGCTGAGCGTCGGCTTCGTTGATTGCACGATCACGTCCGCGAAGCTGGATAGCTTCGGCAGAGGTTACACGACGATACTTTTTAAGAGGAAGCTCGATAGTCTGGTCAAGCTGACGCTTGATGTTAGACGCTGGAATGGTGTCACCCTCAGCAACTACGCCATTCTTAACGTCCTTCACGAACTTGTAGGTCTTGATGGTGCCACCCTGTGGTACTGGGATAAGGTTGGTAATACCGAGAGCCTTCTGAAGCTCCTGGATGCCCTGGGAGAATCGGTTGACATAGTCGATTGAAATCTCAGGAGCGATGTCGGTCTTTACGGTAAGTCCTGTTTCTGCTGGCATAATAAGCCACCTTTCTTAGTGTTAAACAAATAATCCGATGTTGTCGCGGATAGCTGCTTGGCGAGCGATTGGGTCTTTGATGGCCAAGATCTCTTCTTTGGTCATCGTCTTAGTGGCCACACCCGCCGCAGGAGCTTTGCCCGCGAGCTGTTTCTTCACGGCATCTTCTACGGCAGCCGTGAAAGCCGTTGAGAAAGCGTCAACGGACGCCTTTGTTTCCTCTGCAGTCTCACCCACTAAACGCGCGAGAATGCCATCACTGACCGCGATACCTTGCTCAGAGAGTTGACGACGAGACTCAGCCACCATCGCATTTACTGTGTCGCGACGCTTGTATTCGTCAAGCTCTTTCTGGACCTTGTCACGTTCGTACTCTGCTTTTTGCTGAGCATTCATCTCGGCCAGCTTTGCAGCTTCCTCAACCTTTGCGGCTTGCTGCTTTTCCCACTTCGCGAGACGCTTAGAGACAATCTCGTCAACATCAGCGTCCGTGTACTTTGGCTGCTGCTTGTTGTCCTGCTTTGGCTCTGTCTGTGTGGTGGCAGTCGCGTCCTTGTTAGCGCCTTCGCCATCCACTACAGGAGCCTGAGCTTGCTTAGTCTCCTCTGCGGTCTCTGTGGTTGTTGCTGCGTTTGTTTCTGCACCCATTGTTTTTTCTCCTAATCCCCGGCGCTCCCAGGCGCGTCGGCGTGCCTTTTCTCCTTAGCTTTTAGCGACATCAAAGCTTGGTCGATGCATTAAAAAAGCGACCCTCTAGTCGCTTTCAATACACAGTTCAACAATTTTCTCTAGTACCTCGTCCGTGGGACATCCTCGGCAACGCATGAGTTCGCGCTCCCCTGCGTCCACAACGCACACCGTCGGAAGGTGAGTGATGCTCTTCGCGTCCTTGGACCTTGGTGAGCAGTCCACGTCAACAATCTCGTACTCAATATCCTCTTCAGATAAAGCCGGAACTATCCTCTTGATAGTTCCGCGGCAGATGCTGCACCACTCGGCCATATAGATCACTACTCGCGCCATATTCTCACCCCCCCTTGGCGAGGTAATAAAAAAGCCACCCGGAGGTGGCTCGTGAAAGCTAGTTGATTGATGAAGGTTAGAACTTTACATACTTTGGAATACGACCGTTATCGTATGGATCCTTTGGAACGCCGCGCTCAATATATCCGTTAATTTGCTCAATAAGGTCTGCGTCGTCTTTCCAGTAGCCAGGAATGGTGGGAAATGGTTCACCAAACTTTACTTTATATGCTTTGAACGCATTAAAAAGAGCTTCTTTGTTGTCTGCCATTACATCCCTCCCATTTCCTCTATCATTTTCAGGAATACTTCAAACGCCTGCGGGAAATATTCTTTTATTTTGCTCAATGATATATCAGAACCAGTGACTCCTGCAAACATTTCAGCAAATCCTTCAGTAGATTGATTCTCTCCATCTTCGTCCCAGTATCCGTAAGGATGTCCCCAGATACCTTTTATTACTCCTTTAGTTGCTGCATCAAACATATCTGAAACTGCGTGCGCTTCGGCATCAGATAAGCCAGCGAGCTGTTCAAACATACGGAACTCAACCATATCTTCAAGGTCTTCAGGTGCAATTCCTTCATTTATTAATGTTTGCCTTAGACTTTGTATCGCTTTATTCGCATCGCTAGACAAAGCTTTTCTAAACGCTCCGTCTTCATATAGATACGAGAAAGGCCCGTCTCCTGAGCCATAAAGATAATCGATATTATGGCCAAACTCATGGAACCACGTATCTCCCGCCTCGCGTTTACCGTCGTCAAACAATCTCAAGTCAATTCCGACCTTATTGCTGACCGGATCATAATACGCTTCATATGTATCGAGGTAATCAGGCGCCAAGAATCGGTGTTCATTCTTAAAGTAAAGATTGCGTGCAGTTTTGTTTGAGCGTTTAAGGCGTTTATTCAGAAGCTTCTTGTGTTCTGCTTCGAGCTTTGTATAAACGGCTTCTTTTTTATTGATACGCTTTCTTGCAAAGAGATCTCGAATTCCTTCTACTTTCTTACCTTCTCCCTCCTCCTGCTTCTGTTGCCATGCGTCCCAGTCGTCCACAGCTGGCGCAATCTGACAGCGGCAATATGGATGGAGCGGCGGGAAGTTCACGCCCACCTGCATATCCTCGAACCTAAACGTAGATCCATTCACGCCTTCGCACTCTTCACAGGCGCGCTCGTCATGCACCACCTCGATGGTATAAGAGTCAAAGCCTTCACGCTTCAACTCCTCAACCTGCGCCATGCGTGAGACGTAGGTGCCCTCGGTGTAGACCAGGCGCATAAGTGAAGACTGCGGCACATCCACAAAGCGTTTCTCAAGAGCCTTCGCGATTCTCTGGTATGAATCACCGCGCGCGAGTGCCTTCGACATGTCCTGCGCCACGTAAGACGCGAGGGTCTCTGTGTTGTCCCAGATGCGCTGGGAATATGACGTGTTACCCGTCCACACGGTATCGACAAAACGGCGAACCGCGTCAGAGTCCATGCTGTAGAACGACCGACCAAATCCCATCGCTTCGGCCGCTGTGTTTGCACCGCGAAGAGACTGGCGCACGATGTGGTTGTCTATGCGCTGAACCACGTCTCCTGTTGCTTGGTAGAGGTGCAAGCGTGCGGACGCCTGTAAGCCTTCGAGCCTGTTCAGTTGGTAGATTGATTTACGCACATCCACAATGGACTGCATATCCGGGTGCTGGCGTAGAAACTCGTCACAGTCGCGAATAAGAAGCTCGCGGTCTTTAGGGTCCATCGTCTCCATAAGGCGGCGATATTCCAGAACGCCATTCTCACCGTAGCGTTGGTAGTACTCCGCAATCTCGCGGTTCAAGCGGCGAAGCTCGCTCTCGTAGGCGTTATGGACGCGCATCGACAGAGCGCGTTCGTCTTTCTCCATCGCTGCGTCAGCGAGTGTTTGGCGTTGGTGCCAATACGAGTCCATGTTGCTCCTTAGTTATTGTTTTCGTTCGTGCGGTCTGGGACCATCTGCGCGGCCTGCTCGGCACGTTCATCGGCTATGCGCTGCATTTCAGCCTGTGGCGAATCAACACACGACAGAACGGAGAGCTGCGTCTCCTCGGACGTAATGCCGGAGAGGTTGCCCGCAATCTGAGACTCTTCAAGCAGATTCGATGGCAGGTTGCGCGTGAAGGTGGCGCGGACGGTCGTCCATGCCTTAGCGTCTAGGCGTGTATTTCCTGCGTAGTTACACAGAAGCTTCCAACGCCTAGAAAGTGAACGGCGGAACTTCCTCTGCTTTACTACGGCGATATCGCTCATGGCCTGCAGGCGGTACTTGATAGCAATGCCGGAGCTGGTGTCGAACTTCTCGCTCGAGAGGTCTGAAACCATCGACAAAACGAAGATAAGACGCTCCACACGATCAATGAAGTTTTCTTGCGTGCCGTCTGCGTCAGGCTTGGACAGGAACTCAACGGTGACGTTTGCCGCGTCTCTCGAGTCCAGGTTGATGATGCGCGAATCTCTCAGACTCTGAAGCGTCTGTTCATCCAGGCGCGCGCCGAGAATCTTCAGGTATGCGTCAGCGTAGTACTCGACATCGTTAGCCTTCTCGGAGATGGCTTTGTTGTACGCGTTAATGAGCGACATGACGCCCTCGAACAAACCAAGACGCTCCTCATTGTCTACATACTCAACCACGGGCACATCGTCAAAGCCGTGAATAACAGGCTCACCGAAGATGACCTTCGAGCCGTCCATCACGAATGGCGTCTCGAACATGGAATCGTAGAGTGTGCCGCGCAGTGTGTCGCGCTCATTGTCGAAAAGGTTATCGTCAAGCCAGAAACGAACCGCGTAGATGATGTCATTCTCTACGGTGTCATCGCGGACAACAAAGCAATTCATTGGTGTGACAGAGCAAGAACGCGCGAAGGCTTCCTCGTCGCGCCACATCAACTCATAGCCTGCGCCGTAGATGTCGGCAAGCTTGGAAAGTTCAGCGTCCAGGTCGTCGGAATCATTGACCGCGCTCCATACGTCCAAATACTCCGCAAACGCTTCATCGTCTGCCGTTGTGCGGATAGGAACGCCCAAGAAGTAGCCGACCATGGAGTCCACGATCTGTTTGGCGAAGTTGGCCACGAGTCTATTGTCCGGCTTGTATTCTGCCTTTGTCTTCTGATGCAGAATGTCGTGGTCGCCTTCGTATGCTTTGCGTAGGCCGGTCAAGCGGTTAACCTGCTTTGCGCGGTAGTCCACCAAGAGCTTACCGAGAAGCTCTGCGGTCATCTGCGTGTCTTTTGGTAGGCGGTAGCCGCCCCTTGGCTCAAACGTGGAAGCGTTCGCTCCCTTAACGTCAGCACTCACTAAATGCCTCCTCTAAATAGTCGAATGGTCGGCGCATTGTCATGTAAGCGAATAGCGCATGAGAGGGAGTCAGGCGCGTCATCGTGCTCTGCTCCCTCGGTGAAGTCCATGACTTCGTTCCAGTAATCGACGCTAGCCTCGCGGACACTCTCAAGCCTGGACAGCTTGGACCAAGTACCGCGGCCGTACGTCGCAATCTTGATGAACTTGTTGGCGGTCTCTGAGTACGTGTGGACGGGCAGGCCGTATCCGTCGAGCTTGTCGGCCACGTAACCCTTGTCCGCGTTCTTCTCCATGTAGACCGTGCCAAGTCTTAACTCGCGGTGTAGCTCCAAGATGCGCGCCATGCATCTATCGACGTGCGTCTCGCGGTACAGCTCACCGTGGACGTAAGCTTCGTCGCCCACCCACTTGATGCACGTGATAGCTGTACCGTCTGAACCGCCATAAGCCGCATCCACGTGCATGATGCCGTCGTAAAGAAGGCTCTCGTCTTTGAAGGTCTTACAATCGCCCTCGAAGACTACGCCCTCCTCTGCCACGTGGCGCAGTTCGTAGTTAGCCGCGAAGAGTGAGTGCGTCATCGACGCCTTCAGTTCTGTGGCCACATCCACACTCACGAGCCCCGTGGTATCCCATGGCCACTTCTCAGCGGGTGGCATGATGGTGAACGCGTCGTCTTTGTGCCACGGGGTTCCCGTGTTGATGATGCGCCCGCCACGGTTCTTAACGTTTTGCAGTTCGCGGTAAATCTGCTTTGTGCGTTCACGCTCAGCGCGGCTCACACGGTCACGCAGTGTGACGATGTCATCCGTAAAGATGATGTCCCAGTGCTTACCGGTGAGCGAGCCACCAATGCCGATGCCCGTCAGTTGAGGGGAACCGGAGACGTTACACGCAAGACTTGTCGAGATTGCTGTAGAACTTGCCGTGGTCAGCTTCAGTGGCTGGCTGTAGATACTCTGCACAATCTCCTGGGTGAGCGGATGCTCGACCATGCGTTTGACCGCCGCGAGTACCTCCGCGACGTCATTCTCGCCTTTGCGTTGGAATCCCACGGTCAAGTCCGGACGGGTGAGCAATATCAGCCACAGAGCCACCTCGACGCAGGTCGTCTTGTATGAACCACGATGAGACTGAAGCGTCATGTCACCGTGGCCAAAGACCATCTCATGGATCCATTTGTCGTGAAGTCCTTCGCGTAGAAGGTCGTAGCCGAGCTCATGCGCCAGGCGAACCGGGTGCTTGGTCATAAGCGTCGCGAGTGCTCTATCGGTCTCCATCGCTCTCTACCTCGTCAAGCAAACTCTTAAACGCGGCGCTGGCTTCCTTAGCGTTGGCGGACACTTCCATTTGCTGCACAGGTTTCTGTCCGGAAGAATCGCGGACGAACTCAGCCGCGCGCACATCTCCTTCGAGCGCCTGGGTAAGCATGGCAAGCGCCATAGCTTCGCTGGCGGTCACGTTCTTACCCGTGAGCCCTGCAATAGTGGACGCCTCGGACAGCTTACCCGGTTTCATCGGCATGGCGAGAAGATCTAGAAGCGTCTCGCGAATCTCGCGCCTGCGCTTCTGAACCGCGTTAGACTTCGCGGCGCCCTTCTTGCCAATCTCGCTCAGCTCAGCCTTGGTGCGCTGGCTGTTAGGCGTTAAGTTCTTCGCCGCGTTCGGATTGTTTAGTCTTGCCATTCGTGAATAAACTCCTTCACTTATGCATAAAAATGAATATTGAGCTAACAAAAAAGCGCCCTCATTTCTGAGAGCGCCCGAGTCGCTTTGTTAACTTTCGTACATTCCTACGGTATCAAGATAGCACGTTTTAATATGAATATAACTGCAAGATTATGCATGATTTATGAATATTCTTCTTGCTTTATACACAGCTTAGCAATACCCACCGTGTTTGTAAACTCCAAAGAACGTTCGCGCAGCTTGAACGCTTGACGCATGGAAACGTGCGCCCTCTTGGCCGTCTCCGACCACGTGTAACCTTCGACAAAATACAACTGCATCACGAGGGCCGCGTCTTGGCCAAGTGCTTCGCCGATTGTGTTGCACGCGGTGTAACCGTCAAGAATGACGCTCTCCAATTCGTCTAACAAACCCTCTAGAAACGCCTGTGCGGTCATTTCCGCCATACTTACGCGCGCCGTCGGGTCAGAAGTCGAATTCTTAGCTCCTGCGCCGCCAGAAGCCTTCAGAGGCTCTCTGACGGCGTTTAACCTGTTGCGAGCGCTTTTGATGTCTTTCGCGGCCTGCCTAACATTCTCCCACCATTCCAGCCCAGTCATGCCACTACCTCGCCTTTTCCTACAATTCCTCGACCGAGAAATAGATGCCCATGATGTCAGCGTAGCCTTTGTCGAGACTCTCGCTGCAGATAAAGCGGTCGTCTTCAATTATTCCACACCTGGTCAGACAGTCTTCAAACGTCTTCAGCATGTTCGACATGTCCGGCTTCTCCGTCATGGGGCTGCCATCGGGATGCTTGGGGCTCGCAGGGAAGCACCACTTCACCACACAACGCAAAGGTCCGGTGAGTGGCTGGAAGTTTTCCGACACCTTCGTGACCGACTTCAGCCACACGCAAATCAGATCTTCCGCGGTCTTCAATTCGTCCGACTTACGGATTGCGGCGCGCATTCCTTTACCACCGCCCACGATGTACGCCAGAAGGGCGTTATGCGTCACGCTCGGTGGCTTCATGGGCAAGAATGCCGAGAGTCTCCTTTTCGCGCTTTCTGCGGGCTCTCCGTGGCTTGTACGGCCGCCCGCTTTCCTTCTTGTGTCAACCACATCAATCAATCTCCTAATCGTGAATCGTGAATCGTGAATCTCAAAAAAAAATGAACCGCGCCAATTACGCGGGCGCGCGCGGAAGAATCTTTAGCTGTGTGACGCACCACAAGCGTTAGCGAAACACATAGCGTAGGGCGATTGGCGCG